TATCCACGGTCAGGCAGCTTGTTGTACAAACTCTCTTGGTTCTGCGGTGTCCCAAGGTAGATGATACGCCCATCTGGTTTAAGAATAGCGTCAAATTCCTTGACGGCTTCTGACAGCTTATCCCTCATGCCTTGGGTCATGGAGTTGTTTGGGACTTCGATGTCATCTGCGACGATTACATCGGCTCGTGAGCCAGCAAGCTGGCCTGAGATACCCACAGATTTCACTGAGGGTGCGTGAGACGCTGCAGCAGGTGCAACATCAAAGCTAATCTTCGACTGTCTTTGGTCAGGCTTTGGCCGAAGGTGGGCCAATACTTCAATCTCGTTGATGAGGCGCAGCGTAAACGTCGTGAAATCATCACTACGGCTTTTAGATGCCGATACGACCAAGATGTTTAACTGAGGGTTCATATACAGAAGCCAGACCACATAGGCTGATGTGACCCACGATTTACCAACGCCTCGGAAGGCTTCGATTATCATACGTTTGTCGCCGTGCTGTAGGTTGTAGGCGATGTCATATTGAACTGGGGTAGGGTCGGGGAGGTTGAGGTGCTTCCAGATAACGAAGAGGAACTTTCTGAAATCTGACAGAGGGTCTTTCGCTATGGGGATGCCAAGCGAGGTTGTTGCTTTGAACATCAGTGCGCCTTGAGTTCGCTTACATCAAAATCTGCATCGCTAAAGTCGGGCAGGGTGGCCACCAAGCTACTGAGAGGTGAACCCTCGACTGCCAGTGCTTCAATGCCGTTGTCCTTTAAGAACTGTCGGGCGACGTTTAGGTCAGCCGATTTAGCCTCAGGGTCCTGGATGCGAAGTAGTAGATTTTCTGCCAGCGTTTTATGCAGCAGGGCCATCATCTCTTTGTCTGTCATTTGGCCGCTCCTTTGTATTTCTCAAATGTTCTCATGCCGCCAAGGCCGAGGAGTGCCATGACTAAACTCATGAGTTGCTCACCCGCTAATACGGGTAGTTCTGCGGGTAATTGTGCATAGGCATTTATCAGGCCAGCGAAGGGTAGAACGAGGAACTGATACCCCAAGCCAAGGGCAGCGACCCAGCCAATAGCTGGACGCCACCCAGCCACAAATATCGAGCGATGCTTGGCACCTTCAATATTTGCGACTGCTTGGAGCATGTGCGGTTGCTGCATGAGTGTAGCTAATTTTAGCTTTGCCGCTTCCCGCTCTTCATCAGATGTGAAGAGTTCGTCTAAACCTTTCGCAAGCCCATCGACGATACCGCCGAGTGGGTTGAGGTTCATAGGTTCACCTTAGTTTGATGTAGCGTCTTGTAGTAACAGTAACTCAAGGCGCTGGATTGACAGGCGCATATCTTGGATAGCCTGTTTGTCTGCGTGACTGACCTGCATATTGCCAACGGCAAGTGACAAGTCATGTGTGGTCTTTAGGTTCCAACCAGCGAGAGCGATGATTAATGCCATTAGACCTGTGAGTATTTGCTTTTCCATACTTCACCTTTCTATGGGCGCTGTGCCATCTGCTCTACGCTGTTACGGATTGCTTTAATGTTTTCATCAATACGAGCCATGCTGACTGCTTGGCTCTGTACCATGTTCTCGACCTTCGACACTCGCTCTGAGAAAGCTATTAGCTTCTCTGTATTCTGTTGAATATCCGCCATCATCATAGACACTGTCCAGACAATGGCGGCTGCTTGTGTGATTAGACCGAGAAGAAGGGTTGCGGGGACACTTCGGGATAAGTGCCAACCTTCTTGCTCTTTAGGCATCACTCAGGCTTGGTTGGCCATGTGATGTCGGTTGGAAATCCAGCTTGATCTGTGATGTCCCGTAGAGCCTGACGATATGCTGTCTGTTCTGCGGTCATCGTGCGGTCAGATGTAGCCCACCAGTCTGTTTCGGATAGTAGGGTGTTTCTTTTTTCCCGATGTTCAGCGCAAGCCTCATCAAAAGTTCTATCATATACCCACTTAATGTTTTGCATCTCGAAAACATCGTAGGCTTCGCCGTTTGGACCAACACCTAAACCGACAGTAGACTCTAGCGCATTTCTATAATTGTTATATTCTTGTTCGTTCATAGTGTGTCCTAACTTGATAGACTGGAGACGATAGCAGAAGTTGTTCCCGTCCCATAAGCGACAATATTAGTCCCTGAAGGCGTGAGTTCACCTGCTGTTTCGGTACTCACAGCGTAGGTTTGCCCTAGTACTTTTCCTGATTGGCTAGTGTTTACAGAACCGATAGAGTCCACGGTCACACTGCTGCCAGCGGATGCGCTAGTTTTGGCTAAACCAATAAATCCAGAGGCTAGGCTAGGGTGGTTGTAAGAATAAGCAGTTGCAAAGTACCCAGAACTAATCCCAACATACATATTTCCTAACATAACACCTTTTACGTTGGCGCTAGTGTCAATATCACTATCTGTCATAGTATACATTCCAGCCCAGTTGTTTTCTGGAACAACAAGAAGGCTGCTACTTGTAGCGACTATGCTGCCTAGGCCATCTTTAGAACCTAATAACGCATGTTCACCGTGAATCTTCGTACCAAAAATATCGGGGTAATCATTCGAATTACCTACATGATAAATAGCACCTGTGGCCTTGTTGACATTGAACATATCCACACCAAATTGCCAACTGTTTCGTCCACCAACGTAATTGCCAGTGTGTCCACAGTTTGATGGGCTGGTCTGGATGGTATCAAATCTGTCAAGGTTGTTACTGGTATGGGGGAAATCACCAAATACCCTACTCTGAACAGTAGGGGTGTCTCCAGAAAGTGTAACTTTTGCAGCCCAAGCTCGATTGTATGAACTGTGGCTATTCCAACCAGATGTATTAGCTTTTGCTATACCTGATAGATAAATATTCCCAGTGTCGCTGTCGTAGCCACCAGTGGTAAGCATTACATTACTACCTTGAACTGTATTTGAACTGCCTAAAGACAGACCACCACCAGAGTAGGAGACGTTTTTGTAGTAAAGCGCACCAGTATAGGGGTTGGAAATCCAAAGGATAAATTTACCTTGTGCATGTGAAGTAACAACCACAGGCATCCGAGTAGGTCCACTTCCATCAAAAGAAGGCCAATACTCTTGCGAGCTACTCATACTTATACTGTTTCCAGACACAGTGAATCCGGCTATCCTGAACCTATACCGTGACCCGTCATAACCCCCTGATGCCAAGAATAAATGGTTTCCGTAACCATCCGAGCCGAAATAACAAGATGTGCCATAGTTATACAAAGTGTGACCAAAAGAAGCTGCACCGCTTACTTCTGAAATAATCCCTGTAGTGGCGTTAACATCAACTTGCCTAAGACCTATTGTTGTACTTGTGTTCTGAAATGCTCCGTAAATAAATCTAGTACTGCTACCATCTATGTTTACATAACCGCTGCCATACTGGTTCCAGCCACCAAACGGTCCAGAAATATTATGGTTATCTTTCTTTGCAAATTTTAGAGCGGGTTGAATGCCAGCACTAGACAAGCCAATAGCTTGACCTGCCGTAATGTTTTTCGCCGCAGTGAAACTTAGATCCGCACCGCCGACACCTGCCCCTTGAAGGGTTGCCACTGTAGTCGCGTCAACGGATGCAATGTTCTTGAGTGCACGGGAGCTACTAATAACCTCAGAGCCACCCACGTTGAGCGATGTTATGTTAGGTGAAGCTGTCAGGTTAACCGTGACAGAGCCACTAGAACCACCACCGGTTAGGTTTGTACCAGCTGTGACGTTTGTAATGTCGCCCACATTGGTGGTGTAACCCGCACCGTTGGTGAGCTGGTTGTTGTTAGTGATGTAGTTGGCATTGGTTGCGCCAGTGTATCCAAGATTTGCTAGTGTAAGTGTGTGTGAGCCAAGGCCTGTAACGTGGCCATAACCATCCAGAGTGACATCTTGAACAACTGTAGCGCCACTATTGTTAACACTACCCTGTGATGAAGTATCATCGTGGCTAATGCTAATAGTTGAATTACCACTTTGGTTTGCTGTGAACGTGCCACTACCACCAAGAGCGCCTGTGCCTTGTACGGTCAATGTGCCGTTACCCACAGATACTGTTCCAGTACCCACAGATGTAACGTGACCAAAACCATCAAAGTTAATGTCTTGGATAAAGGTGTTACCGCTGTTGTTAGCATTAGAGACACTACTTGTGTCAGCGTGGTTC